AGGCAGAACATGGAAGAAAACGTTTGAGTTCGAAGGTGATTTAGCAGCACTTCAAATGTTGAACAGATACATGGATGTAATCAAAAGCATCAATCCAACATTCAATTTCGGTGAAGTGAAATTAACTGAAAAAGAATTAAGTGATCCTCAAACAGGAGTGGTCAATAAATATAACGTTAAAGAAATCAATTAAAGAAAGTTATGAGGTGAAATTATGAATAAGGTTTATTTAGATAAGAATGGAAAATTATTCGTTAATGGTCATGAAATTAAGGGAGTTATGTCCGTTTCATCAGAAACAGATTATCTAGGTACACAAATAGTTTTAAAGTTTGAAGGTGATTACAAATGCGATTTTATTTCATCAAGAAAAGGACATTCATTATCTGAACGTCCTAAGGAATAAACTTAGCGATAAAATCTGTAAGTTCTATCAAACCATTTTTAAATCTTTTTTCCATATAAATAATAGCATTATTTGTGAGAAGGAAGTCGCCACTTACCCACTCCTTAACAAAGCCAATGGATTTTAATTCATCTAGAATGTCGCCAACATCTTCGATATTAAAATCTAAAATATATGGTTCTCGTTGCTCAAAGTTATTTTTAAATTGTTTTGATCTGTCTAACGAATAACCTTGAGCACGCCTTTCTAGAAATGTTTTATATGTAGAACATAAGAATTTATCAGCTAATTTTGTTAGCACTACTGACACTGTTTCACCTCACTTTCGAGGTAAATTATAACACTAAACAAAAGGAGAAAATAAATTATGGCAGTACAAAGCATGGTACATCAAGCAAATGAAGTAAGAGAAAATAAAGTAACAACAATCAAAACAGATACAGGAGAAATCAAGCTATCTTCTAAAATCGTAAAGGCTTATTTGGTCGCTGGAGGAGGTAATGTAAGTGATCAAGAAGTCAAACTATTCATTGCATTATGTTCAGCACAAAAATTAAACCCATTTATTAAAGAAGCACACTTAATCAAATATGGTAGTTCACCAGCGACAATGGTTGTTTCTAAAGATGTATATCAAAAAAGAGCAGATAAACATCCCGAATATCAAGGAAAGAAAGCAGGAATCATTGTTTTAACTGCTGAAGGTAAGATTGATTATCGTGTTGGTACATTCTATATTCCATCAAGAGAAGAACTTGTGGGCGGATGGTGTGAAGTCTATAGAAAAGACAGAGAACCTGAACGTGTAGAAGTATCACTTGATGAATATGTTGGTAAAAAGAAAGATGGAACAGTTAACGCTCAATGGAGTGGTAAACCAGCAACAATGATTAGAAAAGTTGCAGTTGCTCAATGTTTAAGAGAAGCTTTTACATCAGAATTCCAAGGAATGTATGTTCCTGAAGAAATGGGTGTCGAAGATACGACAAGCAACTTTGTTGTAGAAGAAACTCCTCAAGTGCATCAAGCAATTGAAGCAACTACTGCACCAACAATGCAAGATATCATCAATGAAGAAAAACAAGCTGAACCAGTTCCAGTTGATGACTTTGACCCAATGTCAATGTAGGAGGTACCAAGATGCAAGAAGATTACATTATACTTCCTCAATCATTTACAAGTACAAAAGCCTATAGAGATACATACTCTCTATGGACTTTCACTTATCTATTATTCAATTGTGATTATAGTGGGCATCTAGAATTGGATATTAGAAATCTAGACTTGCCAATCAGTGAAAATAAATTCAAAGCATCATTGAAGAAATTATATGATGAAGGACTGATTTATGGTGATACACAAGGAAATCATAGAGAAATCTATATAAGTGATTATCAAGAAAAGTATGTAGAATAAGAGGTTTAATCAATGGCTGAAAAAGAGGTAAAGAAAGGGTACACAGGATTTTCAAACGAGTTGGTGAATGATCCTATTATTAAAAATTCAAAAGCATGGACTCTGTTTTCCTATTGCCTCTTTAAGGCTTATTTTGATGATAAGTATGGAGAGGCAGGAACCTTTACAACCACACAAATAGAAATGAGAAAGAATTTGAATTGGGACAATAAAACCTTAAAAAAATTTATGGAATTCCTAAAAAACAAAGGTTATATAGATTATAAAACAACTCCTCAAAATACGTTTATAAAGGTGCTGAATTATAAGAAGTGGCGAGGGTATTAGTATAGGAAAAATTCCTACATGGTATAGGAGAAATTCCCATACTGTATAGGAAAAATTCCTACACCCCTTTCTATATATAAACAATATAAACAATATAAACAAGAAAAA